CAGGAAGTATAAACGGTACAAATAGATATATTTCTCCTATGAAGTTTGTCAATTGGGCTGAACACAGAATTACAGGATTTAGTAGCACAGATGTTGATGGTGAGAGATTTCAAATTGGTGAATACGGAATAGACCAGATGAAACAACCGTTAGCAATACCGACGGAAGTTGTGGTTACGGCACCGGCTACAGAATTCTCATTAACATCTATAACATTTGACCAAACAGATTTAACTTTTGATGTGACATAATCATAAAACTTGTATAAATATTAGGGAAATTTAAGAGAGTAACATGGCAAAACAAACAATTAACATTGGTTCTACAGCAGATGACGGAACAGGTACTACTATCCGTGCTGGTGGTGATTTAATTAATGATAATTTCAATGAAATTTATACTGAATTGGGTGACGGTTCATCTTTAAGTATAGCCAGTAAAACACAAACACTTACCAATAAAACATTAGACGGTAGTAATAATACTTTTTCTAATATTCCAGGTTCTGCCTTAACAAATGCAAGTTTCACTTTAGTTGATGAAAGTTCAACTGAAGCTACAATCTCACTTGGTGAGAGAATGGGTTTAACTGGTGGTACAAACTTAACATCTGCTATTACAGGTGACAATATTAACATCACACTAAACTCAACCATAACAGGTTTAACAAGTGTTCAAACAGAAACATTAACAAATGCCTCTGGTAATTTATTAATTGATAGTACAACATATATTACAGAATTTAGAGGTGGTGGTAGTACAGACGGGCAAATACAATTAAATTGTAGCTCTAACTCTCATGGCCAAAAAATTATGGCACAACCTCATAGTGAGGCGGTAACAAATGAAATGTTGTTACCAAAAGGTGCTAACTCAACATTAGTTTCAGAGATTGCAACGCAAACTCTAACAAATAAAACAATTGGAGTAGGACAGTTAACAGGCAATACAAGAGCATATACTGGTGATGGTTCTACTGTAGCATTTACAGTTACAGATGGAATGACTGTACAAAATACCTTGGTATTTTTAAATGGTGTTTTCCAAAGACCAACAACAGATTATACAATATCGGGAACAACGCTGACATTTGGTACGGCACCGATAGCTGCGGATGCAATAACAATAAAAGAGCTTTAATAGAGGTGTATAAATAGTATTATGTCGAACAAAATAAAAAATTCAAATATTACAGACGGCACAATTGCGGATGCGAAATTAGCTGCTGATGTTAAAACAAATATTGTTGATAGTGGTACAGGTGGTTTAAAACTACCAGCAGGTACAACTGCTCAAAGAACAGCTAATACGGGAAATATTAGATTTAATACCTCTACCAATGCGGCTGAATATTATGATGGTACGACATGGAAATCAATTGATATAGCACCAATTATTAGTAGTATTGATATTTCAGAAGTTGATAGTCAAGCTGGCGGAGACCAAACAGTTGTCATTACAGGTTCAAATTTTTCATCAGGCTCAACAGTAACATTTGTAGGACAGTCGGCAAATTTTAATGCTTCTTCTACAACATTTGATAGTACAACTCAAATAACAGCAGTTGCTCCTAAATCATCTTTTTTAAATGCACAAGAACCATATTCAGTTAAGGTTACAAGTGCTACTAATTTATCTAGTACATTATCGGATGTGATTAATGTTGATAGCGCTCCTTCTTTTACAACATCTGCCGGTTCTTTAGGCACTTTTGTAGAAGAAACATCAATATCAACAGCTGTAGTAGCAACTGACCCCGATAGTGATGCTATAACATATTCAGTACAAAGTGGTTCACTTCCTGGAGGTCTTTCTTTAACGGCTGGTACCGGAGCAATATCTGGAACAGCATCAGCGATTTCAAGTGACACTACATCAAATTTTACTATTAGAGCTACAGCAAATTCAAAAACCTCAGATAGAGCATTTTCTATGGTTGTAAAGAATAATGCAATGACAGCTTCTTTACCTGATACAACATATGCTTGGTATAATTTTAATGGACAAAATGCTAATGACAGTTCAGGCAATAGTAGAAACGCAACAGCAACAAATGTGACCTATACTACAACAGACCAAATAGGTTCAGCATTTAGTTATCATGCGTTATACAATGATAGTGGTGGTAGTTATATACAAACTCCATTTACAAGAGGTTCTACAACAGGATTTAGTGTAGCTATGTGGTTTAAAACAGATTCTACAGGAAGATATTTTGTTGGTGATGTGGGTGGCGCTTATAACATTGCGTTTGCAGCTTATATGTCAGGTGCAGCTCAAATTACAGCGGTTGTAGATGGTTCAGGCGGACCAACTTATTCTACTAATTGGAGTACCAGTTCTTATGTAACTAATATGGCAGATGACAATTGGCACCATGTTGTAATTGCACAACATGATTACGAATGGAATGCTTATATAGACGGAAACCATTTAGGTACAAACGCTTCTACTATGATTAAAAGAAATGGTGTAAATAATCTTAAAGTAGGTAGTTATTCCGGTGATGGTGGTACTAATTGGAAAGGTGAACTTGAAGATGTTAGATTTTTCACTAAAAAACTATCTTCCAGTGAAGTTACAACACTATATAACGCTACGAATGGACTAGCAGGAATTTAATATAAGTATAAAAAGTGATATAAATAGTATAAAGGATAAAAGAGAAATAATATGCCGGCAATTATAACAAACAAATTTAGAAGACACAATGCTCAACAATTCGTTGAATCTTTCAGCGAATCAGCAAATACTGTCTATTACATGGGTTTAGGTCGTCCTCAAGCGTATGCTACATCAACAAGAGGTGATAGTAGAACAGAAAATGAGGGCACAGACACAAGTCCATTAACACCAGTTGATTCAATCAAAGATGAGTTTTATTACTTTGATGATTTATTAGCTGCAAAAAGAATTACAAGCTCAGATGTTTCTTTTGCTTTACCAAGAAGAAACTGGACAACAGGTACAGTTTACGATTATTACAGACACGATTACGGAAACTATATTACAGGCACAACTACTACACAGTCGGCAAATAGTGGCGCTACTAATTTATTTGACGCAACTTTCTATGTACTAAACAGTAATAACAATGTTTACAAATGTTTAGATAATAATAGTAACGCAAACTCAACTGTTGAACCAACAGGAACATCAACATCTATTTTAACAACAGGTGATGGATACAAATGGAAATATATGTACTCATTATCTGCTTCACAACAAGTTAACTTTTTATCAACTGACTTTATGGCAGTTGCAACAGACTCAACTGTATCATCAGCGGCTGTTGATGGTGCGATTAATGTTGTAAAAATTAAAACTGCTGGTTCAGGCGGTGCAGACGGTACACACACAGGCGTTGCAATTAGAGGTGACGGTACAAGTGGTGAATGTTCAGTTACAGTTTCATCAGGTGCAGTAACAGCCGTTACAGTTACCAATGTAGGTTCAGGTTACACTTACGCTTATATTAGAGTTGCAGACATTGTAGCTGCAGGTGCGACAAGTTTAACAGGTACAGAATTAGATTGTATTATTGAACCAAAAGGCGGTCACGGATTTAATGCAGTAGATGAGTTAGGTGGTTTCTTTGTAATGACAAACACTAACTTTGAAGGTGCAGAAACATCAAACTCTGGCGACTTTACAACATCAAATGATTTTAGACGAGTATGTATTATTAAGGATCCAGACTCAGGTGGTTCAGCTGCAACAGCAACTACTTTAAGAGGTGTTAAAGCAATTTTAACAGCAGCTGGTTCAGGTAGTTTTACAGTTGATGAAAAAATTACTCAGACAACTACAGGTGCTGTAGGTAAAGTTGTAGAACATGACACAACAAATAATATTGTATATTATATGCAAACAAGATTTAATAATGCAGGTTTAGATAGCAATGGTAATTTAACAGCGTTTTCTGGCGCAAACACAATTACAGGTGCAGATTCAGGTGTAACTAGAACACCGTCAACTTCTACAAGTACAGTTGATAGTGTTTCATTTACAAGTGGTTATGCAACTGCTGAATTAGACGCTGATAGTGGTGATG